CGCGCAATCCGCCGCTCTAGCTGACTCGCCAGAGGCTTTTCACATCGCGCACGCGGCAAACTACCGCGCAGCAAAGGAAGGCGCGATTACGGCGGCGAAGAATGACGGCGTGCTACCTTCATGGATACTCTAGCCTTCGCCCGCAAGCATATCGTCTTTAACAAGTCGTCGCCTATCACGGGGCCGTTTCGTGATGAGTTTTACCCGTTTCTAAGAAAGCCTCTCATGGCTGCGGATGACATCACCTGCAAGCGGCTTGTGATTTACAAAGCATCTTCGTGCATGGGGACGGTTACGGGGCAGATTATCAACACGAAGCGCATCGTGTGCGACGTTGGCGATCAAAAGATGGTATGTCAGAGTGATGACGACGCCGCACTTTGGGCAAAGACACGCGGCAAAGAATGGGTGCGGGCGAATAAAGACGCGATGCGGCTCGTGTCGCGTGACAAATACGCAATCACAAACGACTTGATGATTTTTCGCCACAAATTTCTCGAAATCTCAGGGCCGGGGATTACCTCGGCGCAGTCAGTGCAGGTTCGCTATCTGCAAACGGACGAATCGCACTTAGAAGCGTTTCCAGATGGGCGGCTAATCGAGTTTGAAAAGCGCATGGGCGGAAGATGGGACAGACAGGGCACGCACATCACAACCGCGCCAGATGAAGGTCGCGAAGTTGATACATTCTTTCTCGCAGGCCAACAAGACGAATGGCACTTCCGCTGCCCGAAATGCGCGGAACTATTTTGGCCGCTTTGGGCGGAAGATGCAAAAGAGAAATACGGCGCGGAGGTTTTCGTGATTAACGGCGATTCGATTTCTTGCGTTTGCCCGCATTGTCACGAATCATTTCAAGACACCGCACGCGAACGCTACGCGCTTGTGAAAGATGGCGACTACGTTTCACAGAATCCAGCAGCATCGCCGGAAACTCGTTCGTTTCGGTGGAGTGTTTTCGCCGCTCATTGGATTTCATGGCGCGAAATGCTGATTGAGTCAGTCGCGGCAATGGAAGCGGCGAAGCTCGGCAACTTGAAGCCACTGGAAGATTTTCACAAGAAACGCCTTTGTAAAAGCTGGAAACCATTCTTGCCCGATTTTGGCGGCGGGAAAGGGGTCAATGATTACAAACTGGGCGACGTTTGGGAAAGCGCGGAGGAAAAAATAAGGATACTCAGCGCGGACTTTCAAGCTGGCAGCGGAGATGAGGGCGCGCATCTTCACGCGCTGTGCGTCGAATACGACCGCCTTGGAAACTCTCGCCGCATCGAATACCGCAGGCTAGATACTTTCGAGCAGCTTCATCAAATGGCGCTCACTCTTGGCGTGCGCGAAGCCAAAGTTGACGGCAAACTTACGGGAAAAGGAACGTGCGTTATCGTGGATTCAGGCCATGAAAACCGCCTTGTGTTTCGTGAGTGCTCAAAATATGGCTGGTATGCGTATCGCGGCTCAGACTTAGAGCAATTCCACGTTGCCACGATTGACGGAAAGCAGATTTCGCATCCGATGCCTTACTCAGCGCCAAAGCCGGAAAGCGGCGTCGTTGGCGAGAAACAGCCTGACAAGCTGCGCGGTGTCAGCAAGGGCGCGCTGCCCGCAGGATGGGCGTATTGCATCGTTGGCGACAATAACACGCTCTATGGCTATTTATCCGCGCTTGTCGGCGGATCTAGCGGGCGCTACTTCGGCATTGCGTCCGATATGCCGGAGATTTACGTCGCCAATATGCCCGCGTTCATCCCGCTTGTGGAGACCGACAAAAAGACGAACAAGGTAAAAGCAACGGTGTGGAAACGTGTCAGAAAAGACCATTTTTGGGATTGCGAGGTAATGGCGTTGACTCTCGCAATGAAGCACGGACATTTTCCGCTAGCTATAACCAAAACACAGGAGACAAAATGAACACATATAAATCAACACAAAAAGACGACTGGTTATCCACCTCAACGAATCAGGTTTTTAAGAGCGAAGTATTTACAGATGAAAGCCCGATTGATGACGATAATCTTTTAGACTACGCGGATTTTCAAAAACGCTCTGAAATTGTAACGAAAACTATGGCCTTCAAGTTAGGATTGCAGCACGGGCCGGGATTTGTTGAAGTAGAGACTTGGAGATGCGAAGCTACGCGCGCAAACATGATTAGAGTGAAGCTGACTGTTTTCACTTTCCGCTAGCTATTTCGCGGCAGTCGGTGTAAAAGCCAACTCAGTGACGGACAACAGTATTGTTTCGGCCTATTGGTGTGGGCTGGTTATCTCATACGCTGGGGCGGTAAAAACTTAAAAGCGCGCCCGCCGTCGCCTAACTTTGCGCTTGCTAGTTGTTAGGTGTCTCTGCTATATGTCCGCGAAATGCCTAGCCCGCGCAGACTTTTTCGCAACTTTACAACCGCCCAGATTCAACAGTTGCTTGATCGCGGTTTCGACGAGGCTCTATATGGAAGATTTACGTCGCTAAGTGGAGCTGGAAAATCTAGCTCAATCAGAGACATGGACTTGAGTGAATTACTCATGGAAGCAAACTATGAGCTAGGCATCCGTGGCGGCACGCTTGGGCCGACAAAGACTTATCAAGACTTCACGGGTAATCGCCCGCCAATTACCGTCAATGACTAAGCCCGCACTCTCTGAACGAATCAAAGCAGGCATCCAAGGCATCGCGCTCGGCGTTGCTAAGTTTGCTGGATATAATGCAGCGATGCCCAATAAGGTGCAAGCGCCAGCAACGCGCACGGGCACGAATCCCAATTCCAGCTACGCGCAACAGCAGCGCGTGCGGTTGTCTTTTGAGGGTGAGAACGCGATTAAAAACACTAGCTTTGCGCGCAACTACATTAACAAACGCCGGATGTATTGCAGCAGCGGAATCACCTACGCGCCCGACACGGGAGACCACGCGCTAGATGAAGCGGTGAGCGCGTATTGCATGGAACAATGGAAGCACATGGGCGTTGGATGCTCCATGCAACAGGCGTTTGCCCGTGCGAGCGATGTGAACTTACCGGAACGCGGAGACTCCGCGCTTCAATGGTATCGTGACGAGGGGCGCTTGCGCTTGTTGGAAGTCACGGCGGATCGCATTGGCGAGCTTTACCAGTTCACACGACCCGTGCGCGATGTTCGCAGCGGCGAAGTCTATTTTTCCGGCTTGTATTTGCAGGGGCCGAATACCGCCGCCTATCGCATTTACGAGCGCGGCTTTGACGCGATTTACACAAATCCGCAGCGCGTGGAAGCGTGCGACATTATCTTTTTCAAGGACGACATCACTGGCGGCGTTCGCGGCGTTTCAATCTTCGCATCCGCGCTGGAAGATGTGAACTCGCGCTATCAGATTTTGAAGTCCACAAAAGACACGATGCAACAGCAGTCGAAGATTGCGGCTATCGCGTCAAATAATAGCGGGCAACCAAACGAACTCGACTACGAGACGCAAGTGAGCAGCGAGGGCGCGGTTGAATACGTGGAGACGATGGCAGACGGAGCTATCGTGAAATACCAGTTCAACGGCGACAACTATCAAGTGTTGAAAGGCGAGCATCCAAGCGATTCGTTCATTAACGGGATGCGCTACTTGGACGCATCGGCTTCGCTTGCAGTCGGCTTTCCTTACGAGTTTTTATTCAGCGGAGCACAAAGCGGCGGCGCTCCTTTCCGTGGCGCATTTGAGGCGGCAGGGCGCGAGATTATGCGGCTCCGAAATGACGTTCACCGCCCTCGATTGGACGTTATCAGCTACGTGACAATCATGGACGGTGTAGAGCGCAGGAAACTCCCACCGATGCCGAACATTGCGCGTGGAAATTGGGGTTTTACTACGCTACCAACTGCGGACGCTTTCCGAGACGATGCGAGCGACATCAAAGCAATCCGCAGCGGCATCACTACGAAGTCGGCTGTAATCATGGCGAACAGCGGGCGCTCGTTTCCCGTGGTTTTGCGCGAGTCCATGCAAGAAGCAGTTGCAACGGCGATGGCCGTGGAAGATGCAAACCGCGCACTTGTGAAGGCGGGATACAAGCCGAGCGTTACTATTGCCGACATCGCGCAAGTGAGCGACAATCCGCAGCAGGCGGCGGCGGCAGAGAATTTGACACAAGGAAAGCCAGCGGAAGGACAGCCCTAAAAATGAGAGTATCACCACGACGCACGCCGATAGCACGCGCCCGACTTTCCGCTGGATTGCAGCAAAAAGAAATGGCCGCGAAGATTGGTGTTTCTCAAAGCTATCTGCAAAAGGTAGAGCTTGGAGTCTTAAAGCCTAGCCTTCGTTTGCAGGAGATAGCAAAGGCGCTTTCCCGCGTTAAAGCGCAATGCGTTTAGCTTCCCTCGCTTTGCCTGAACGGATTAGGTATAAGCGCGGAAATGGCAACAGCTTTAGCATCACTTAGGCACGCATCGTTTTCGCAAGATAGCATCAACGGCGATGTGCTTTTTGGCGTAAAGATTGCAGAGCTAGGCAAGGTCGCGTGCTTCAGCGGGCCGGATGGAAAGCCGCGCTATGCGACAATCACGCCCGCATTTGTGGATGCGCTACTTTCTCATGCTGGCAGTCGTTCTATTCCGGTTCATTGGACGCACGATTACAAGCAGGGCAACGGCGATGCGCTGCACGCCAAGGTCGGCAAGTTGAAAGACATTCGCAAAGACAGTGAGGGCAATCCCATTGCAGACCTTCACCTAGCGCCGGGCCAGTATAAGGAGACCGCTCTATGGAACGCAGAGCACGACCCTGAGAACATGATGCTGTCGCCCGTGTTTTCCTACGACCCCTCCGACAAGGACAGCACGCCTCTCGATTTCCAAGCCGCCGATTTAGTCGAATGTGGCGCAGCGACTACGGCTCTTTTTTCCGCAGCACAAACACAAACACAAACACAAACCAAAATGACAGACGAAGATAAAATCGAAGTCGCTAAGATGATTGCAGACGCAATCGCCGCAGCGAATAAACCAGCGGACGCGCCCGTCGTGCCCGACACCGCCGAAATGGAAGAAACCGCAGGAGTCATCGCCGACGACAAAAAGCCGGAAGACGACAAACAGCCCGCCCTCATGGCAGCTTTTGCTCGTTGCAATCGCGCAATCAAACGCCAGCTCTTGGCATCGAAGGTTGAAGCCGTCGTGCTCGCAGAGGCTAAGTTCACCGCCGCTCTCGGCTCTGGCAAGTTCACGCTTCCAGCCGCGCAAGCAGCTAAGGACGAAGTCGAAGAGGCTATCGCCGCCCAAATCTCAGCAGGCGCTAAAGACCGCTCCACGGCAATCTTCCGCTTGGCCAAAGACAAACCCGAAATCTACAACTCTGCTCGCAAAGCAGGAAAGCTCTAATACCTAACTCATCATGGCTACTACAAACACAGCTACAACTAACATCAAAATCCAGAAGACGGTAACGGCAACCGCCGTTGCTATCTCTCGCGGTGCTCGTCTCCTGCTTAACACTAACGGTCTCGTTAGCGTTGCGGGACTTAGCATTTGCGGCGATTACGTCGCACTTCAAGACATTCCGGCTTCCGGCACGGGCCTCGCGGCTCCTATCGGCAGCGGCGGCAGCGTGCCAGTGCTCGCTTCCGCAAACTGCACCGTCGGCGCAGCGGCTTACTCCGCAGCATCCGGCAAAGCATCTGCAACCTCAACTAACGCCGTGCTAATCGGCAAATGGCTGCAAGCTCCTTCGACCGATACTCTCGGCGTAGTGGAACTCGGCTACGTTGCTTAATTACTAACTAAATAATACAATGCCAGCATATACTAACTCAACAGCCCGCCCTCGGCAGGAACTCGCATCCGTCATTCGTGAAGGACGCGGGATTAACAAGCTCAACATTCATTCGCAGATTCTCCCGCCTCTGCCAGTGAACAAGCGCACCGTGCATTTGGTGAAAGCCAAAATTGCAAACGCGCAGCTCGCCAGAATCCTCGATGATTACTTCATCACCGCCCCCGGCGCAAACGTCGAACGCATGACGGCAACTCTTAACGATGACTCGTTCACCGTTACGATCCGCAAGCGCGAGATTCAAGTTCCGGACGAGGTTGAAATGGATTACGCCGATTATCTCAGCGTGGAGTCCCTCATGGCAGCGCAGGCCGCAGAAGCCGTGGAAATCACCACGGAGTATCTGACCGCCGCCGCGATCATGAATACGACTAACTTCGGCAGCGCAACCAACAGCGCCGTTGCTTACACCGAGGCAAACATTGCTACGATTAACTTCGTGCGCGATGTCTATGACTCGATTGAGCGCGTGCTCGATAAAGGCGAAGTTGCCGACACCATCGTGCTCAGCTCGCAGGTCTATAAGCGCATCCGCCGCTCGACACTGCTCACTAACTACGTGGTTTCGCAACTCGGCAAAGGCTACGAGGTCAACCAGAGCAATCTGCAACTCGCGTTCGCTGATGTTGGCATCAAAAAGGTGCTCATCGGCAACAGCGTCTATAACAGCGCAAGCGACGGCGCAACGGCGGTTATGTCCCGCATCTGGGGCAATACTTACGTGTGGGTCGGCGCGGCTGGCGACAGCGCGAGCGCATCCGAGGACGGCATTTCTACGTTGCAAGGTTGCGGCGTCAATGCTTACTGGGACAGCTACACGCCCGCAGACGGATACGGCGTGGATACCTACCGCGAAGAGAAAACGGAGTCGAACATTGTTCGCACGAAAACCTCGAAGGCGCCCTACATTGCGAACGGCAATGCGGGAGACCTTATCGCCACACAGTTCAGTTAAGCAAACAACTGAGTAGCAATTAACTCATTGACATGCCGCTAGGGTTTAATTACTCTAGCGGCATGACTATTTATATATACGGCCTTTACGACCCAAGGAACGGATTACTGAGATATGTAGGAAAAACTAACAACATTCGGATTAGGCACTCAGCGCATACTAGGGAAAACGGAGAGTGCTATAAGCATAATTGGGTAAAATCACTGATTAGCCTTGGGCTTAGGCCAGAGATTAAAGTTTTAGAAACAATTGAAAACAGCGACGATAAAGATTGGCAGGAAAGAGAGCGATGGTGGATTAAGTCTTCATTGGATTCCGGCGCTCCATTAACGAATCTGCACTCAGGCGGGCGAGGCGGATTCTCAATGCACGAATCCACGAAAGACAAAATCCGCACCAAAGCGACAGGGCGCAAAATGTCACCCGAAGCGGTCGCCAAAATGAAGTCATCGAAAGCGGCAAACTTTACGCCGGAGGTTAGGGAAAAGTATCGTCTCGCGCAGCTTGGAAAAAAGCAATCAGCGGAGACGCGAGCAAAGCGCGCAGCGGCGATGGTGGGGCGCGTAGTGTCAGAAGAAACGCGGCGCAAGATAGGCGAGGCGAACAAGATTTCACGCGAGCGTTATCTTGCGGAACATCCGCCAAAGTGCCGACAGCCGAAGGTTAAAAAAGAGCGCGCCCCTATCAGCGAAGAAACCCGCATGAAAATGAGAATGGCGAAGCTGGGAAGAAAACAATCACCCAAACAAATAGAAGCGGCACATTCGCTATTGCGCGGAAGAAAGCGCAGCGCGGAGACGAGGGCGAAAATGTCGCAAGCAAAGCGCGAGGGATGGGCGCGGCGAAAATTGCTTGCCAATAACCGCATCCTGTAATAGCTAGTCTGCACCTATGGCAAAAGAAACACCATCAAACGACAGGCAAGTTGACGCACTCAAACGGCAGATTGCTAAACAGGAATCAGAACTAGACACGCTGAAAGGCAAGGCGCTAACGAAGGTCGCAAAGACCGACGATTCGTTCTCTGGATACAGCGGCAAATACAAAGACATTCGCACGGGCGAAATCGTTGCGCTAAAGGTTCTAGACTCGCACGAGGTTCGCTTTCTTCGCACGCATCTAGTCAAAGGCGAAAAGACAAGCGGAGATTACACGGCGGCGGATTTCCGCAGGCTTTTTGACAAGCTCTAGGAATATGGCCGAAAAGCTGTTCGTTCCGCTATTGGATAATGGCACAGGCAATATCAAGGCGCAGTATTGTTACGACGCGTTAGTGGCGCTTACAGGGCGAGGGATTGTGCTTTCACGCACTTCACAACCATATCCAACGCGCAGCCTAAATATGTGCTCGACTACGTTTCTTTCCACGGATTGCGACTCCATGTTGGTCATAGACATGGATATCCATTTCACACGCGAAGACGTGGACAAACTATTGTCTCACGATGTTCCTTTGGTGTATGGCTTGTATCCAAAGAAAGCACTTCCTCTGCAATGGTGCGTTGCCACGTTGACCGATGAAAGCCCGTTCGGCGGCGACGAGCCGCTTGTGGAAGTCAAACGCGCAGGGCGAGGATTTATGCGCGTGCATCGCAGCGTTTTCGAGAAGATGAAGCCGCTAGTGCCGGAGTATCACAATCACGGGCGTCCAGAGTGGCAATTCTGGCATGAAGGGTGCGACAATGACGGAGAATGGCGAAGCGAGGACTGGTGGTTTTGCGACAACTGGCGCAAGTTAGGCGGAAAAGTATTGGTGGATCAAACTATATGCTTGCAACACATAGGCGATTACGCTTATGGTTCGCCTATACCTAACAACTCCTAACAACACACTACAATGGCAGACCTTTCACCAACAGCAGCAAACGTCCTTCAATCTTCCGGCACTTCCGTTTCTTCCGGCGTTGCTTCAACCGCAATTACCCGTGGTCAATACGTCTATGTTCTCGCCAATGGAACTATCGGACTTGCAGACAGCAATGGAGCGTCTCCAGCTAACAGCGTTGCGGGATGTTGCCTAGCGGACGTTGCAACATCGCAAACTTGTTTCTACGTTGCGGCTGATTCTGGATTCACTCCCGGCTTTACTGTTCTTGCGGGAGATACAATTTGGCTTTCCAATACTCCCGGAGCTTGCACGAAAACCTACGCAGATGTGGCCGCAGGTTCAACCGTTATCCCGCTCGGAGTTATGACAAGCACGACCGTCATGCGTCTCTCGCCGCTTGTCGGTGGCGTGAAGGCGTAAAGCCATGCCATTAGATTACAAGACGACAATGACGTTGGCATTTAGTGCCATGCTTGATTCGTCTATGTATGGAGATACGCTTTCCTTTAATGGCAAAAGCTATTCGTGCATTGCTCCGCCGATTGAGCTTACCAAACGAATGGCGACCGCAAATTATGAAGAGCAAATGCCAGCAACGTTTCAGATGCTAGCTACTGATTTTGAATCTAGTCAAATCCAGATTAAGTCGGTGTTCGCCCACAATGACGGCGCGTTTCAAGTTATCGCAATTACGCGAGACAATCGAGACGGCAGCGTTGAACTCCGCGCCAACCTCAAGCAATGAAAAAGACTGGATTCCGCGTAGATGTTTCGACGCTACGAAAAAAGCTGGAAGCGATGAAGCAAGTTGCGGCAATCCAATTTAAGCCTGACGTGATGGACTACACGAAAAAGACGCTTGCGACGGCTTCGCGGATTACTCCCGTTCGTGACTTCTCTCTTATTCGCTCAAATCAAATCCAGAAAAAAGGAAACCAGTTTCAGCGATGGAAAGAG